CTCGGCCAGCGCGTCCTGCATCTCGCGCTTCTTCGCGAGCAGCGCGGCGACGAAGCCGGTCAGCTCGCTTTCCTGGCGCGCGTGCTCGGCCAGCGTGGTCTCGAGCACCGGCAGCTGGGCCTCGATGTCGAGCTGGCGGGCCACGGCGGCGCGGGCCAGGTCCTCGCGGCCGGCGCTCATCGCCTCGTCGATCTGCGACGACAGGGTCGCGTGCAGCTGGTTCAGGTTGGCGTGCTGGCGCTGCGACAGATGGCGGTTCGCCGAGACCGTGCCGAGTTCATGGCGGACGTCGTCGATGACGGTGTCGGCCTCGCGGATCGACTGCTCCATCATGGCCTCGGGGGCCTGGTCCTCGATCCGGTCGAGGAGCGCGTGCACGCTGCCGGCGATCACGCGGCCGACGCGGGTCTTCAGGGTGTCGGTCATCTCAGGATCCTTTCGAGGACGTGGAGGGATGCAGGGGCTGGGCGAGGTCGAGCGCGGTGCCCAGGTGTCTGCGCACGACCTGCGGGTCGTACGCGGCGGCGGAGGCTGGCGTGCCCTGGCGCAGCAGCGTCTCGCAGAGCGCGGCGGCGCGGCGCACGAGGGCCTCTTCGAATTGGCGCGCCTGCCCGGCGTCGGCGGGCGCCTGGCTGATGGCTAGTGCGAGCGCGGCGATGAAGTGATCCAGCAGCAGGCTGACGACCTCGGAGTGCTGGCCGGTCTCGCTCTCGATGCGCACGAGCGAGTCGCGCAGCCGGGCGGTGAGGTCGCGGGTCCAGGCGTGGGCGGCGACGTAGTCGAAGGCGCCGTCGTGCTGCCGCTTGAGCTGGCCGAGCAGCACGCGCAGCTTGTCGCTGTTGGTCGCGGCGCCCTCGACCTGCAGCTGGGCGAGCCAGAGATAGAGGTCGCTGGGGATGCGGGCCGACAAGGGCTCCATCGTGGTCGGGGGACTGCTCGCGTTCATGTCGAAGGGCGTGAAGCGGTGGGGATTTGTTCAGTGTATGCAGATGAATTCATCCGTCAACAGAACGCGCTCGCTGCATTTCCTGCGCGTTCCGCAGGTTTCTCCGAACGGCGGACTGCGGCCAGAGGGCGCAGTGGGCCCCGGCGGGCGGAGCGAGTCAATCACCTTCCCCCTTCAGTGGGAGACGGATGGAGAGATGGGGGGTCACGTCTTGCTGCGGCGCGGCAAATGCGGGCGCGCAAATGACGCCGCCCCGCGATTGCAGGGCAATCAGCGGGGCGGTTGGATGTCGGCCGCAGGGGCCGGGCGGGGCTGGACGAGGGTTCAGCCCGGCTTGTTCTTGAGCTTGCCCTTGGGCATGACGGCCGTCGTCGGGGCGACGGGCCGGTCGGAGACGAAGGAGGATTCCTTCGTATTGCCGCTGTCCTTCTTCGGCTTCATCTTGGCCTTGTCGTTGCGTTGTTCACCCTTGGGCATGGTCTGAGCTCCTCAGCTTTCAATGTCGGTCAGCAATCGCCGCGTCTTGCCTCTCGGGCTTCGTTCCGGACGCCCGCAGCGAATGCGGCACTCTACTCCCGCTTTGGGGCGATGAAGCCACTCGCCGGACCTCGCCGTATCCCCTGCTTCGCGACCACGGCTAGAATCCCACCCGCTCGCCGGCCCGTCCGGCGAGTTTCGCTAGGGGTGCTGGTCCGATCGATGCGTCGGCGGGCCGGCTGAGAAAGTCCCTTTGAACCTGATGACGGCCAGTCCGGCCGTCAGCCCGCGGAGCCAGATCTTCGCGGGCCGAGTTAAGCCTCAACCTACAAAGATAAACAGGTTGCATCCGTGGCCGTAGATCATGGAGCGCCCAGGGAGCTCCGATGAAGCGTAATTCACTAGCTGTCTGCTTGCTTCTCGCGCTCGCGGGTTGCGATGCCTCTCCTGAACGAGCCCACTGGCATGTCGCGGGTCAACTAAACGACGGCCTCCAAGCCAAGTTTGTTGAGATCGACGGCATGAAGGCACAAGATCGAGCGACCTATGACGACGCGGTCTCCACGCTCTGCCGCAACCAGCAGATTTGTGTGATCGGTTTTTTCTTGGCCGGCGACCGACTCCCCAACACCGAAAACTCCCGGCAGTTCTTTGCTAGCGGCGGCTGGGAGCCATACGCACCTCTCGCAATCTGGTGGAGCAACTCCACCACCGGCAAGACTGGCTTTACGAAATGGGACTGCCAGCGCGCAGGCGAGGCTGCCGCGCCTCTCGACGCACTATGCGGAGAAGGAATCGACGAAGCTCACAGCGCCCTTCTATCCTTGGCATCACGTGTCGGCATCGGCGAAGCGTGCAAGTGGCCCGCGACGGATGGGGCGGCAGTCGCAGCTGCGTACCTTGCATCGCTTCCCGACGTTAAGCGGCGTGAGCATTTCCAGAGCGCGTACGATCAAATGTATACATCGAGCCGAAGTGGTCCCGATCAGTTGAGCAGCTGTGCACGCATCCGGGGGAAACTGGATGCGGACGCAAAGAAGGCAAGACAGACGCTGAAACGCTGAAGCCACGTCCTCGGTCCTGTACACGCTTCGTGTACAACGCAAGCGTCACCCTACAAAGATAAACATTAGGGAGGAGCTGTGGCTTCTGTGAACGAGAGGTCCGACCGCCGTGCCGAGGCATTGGTTGTGGCCCGAGAACTGGTGGACGACCTGGAGTCCGGCGTCGTTTCCATCGCGCAGAATCTGATGAAGGCGCAGCGGCTGGCGCGCCTCCTGCGCGACTCCGACGCGCAGCGCTGGCTCGACCTGGAGAGCCGCGGCTACCCTGAGACTTTGGCCTTGACCGAGCTGGGCTCTTGCGAGAAGTACGCTCATCGCGCGCTCGTGGGAGAAGGGCATAAAGTCTTCCGAACCAGCTTGCCAGCGCTTGAGGCCCAGGTGGATGCCAACCGCGCGGTACTGGACAAGTTCAAAGCTCCAGTTGCTACGAAAACGGCCAACTTCATGGAACTGAGATCCACCCAGCAACTGCACCAGGGCGTATCGGCACAAATTGCCAACGCTCGCGACACGCTAACAGGGTCAGTCGCGATCTTTGAACGCATGAAGTCGCACCTGTACCGGTTTGCGGCGGACACGTTGATTGCCCTGGAGTTCGGTGATGTAGTCGAAGATCTCTTTGAGTCGGCACGTCAGATTACCGACGCGTTCATCCGCGATCATGCACCCAAGGCTGCGGAACAACTGCTAGCTGCAAATGACCGCTTGCGTGAGGGGACAGATGAAGCGCTATCCGCAAGTTTGACGTCCTGCCGCAGAGTGCTCAACACGGTTGCGGACTCACTTTTCCCAGCGCAGACCGGTGAGTATGTGGGTTCCGACAACCGGCCGAGAAAGGTTGGGGCCGAGCAGTACAACAATCGACTCTTGGCATACGCCGACGCCCGGATCGCAAGCGGATCGACCCGTCAGCTCATCAAGACTCAACTTGGACATCTTGCAGCCCGGCTAGATGCCGTCTATGAAAAGGCCTGCAAAGGGGTTCACGCAGACGTTACCGTCGAAGAGGCTCGCATGGTGATGATTCAGACTTACCTTTTCCTAGCCGAACTAGCGAGACTGCCCGCAGCTGAACCCCGGGCGTGATACGAATCTCGGCGATCAGTCGCTGCAGAAGGACTTACGTCACTAGCTGAGTTGTTGAGCGCGATGTCCACTCGCTGAGTCAACTCTCAGCAGGTCGCTCGATGTTCCCCAAAGAGTTCTTCATTGTCCCCGAAGAGGTGTTCCGCCTCGGAAATTCGTCTAGCCCCAAACTCGCCCACGTTCGCCCGCATGATGTCCGGCAGACAGTGATTAACGGGATCACCGTTGTGATCGCGAACAACAAGGGCATCAGTGTCTTCGACAAGGACGGGATCGCACGCACCGACATGAGCGGCTGGGTGTGGAAATTTGCCCCAAGTACGCCGTTCCCGACGGGCCTCAAGCTTGTGAATGACAAGCCCGGCCACTTCTGTATCGCCCCGACCTCGGACATGCCGCTTGGCAAGTACAAGGGACTGCTGGAGGAGCTAGCATTGAAGGCAACCAGAGTGTTTTACAAGCAAGGGGCGCAGGTATGAGCAAAGTGACGGTGGAGCTACTGGAGTGGGAGGCCAGGCTGGTCCTCCTCGCGATGGCCGAGCTGAAAGAGAAGTGGCGGACCATCTGTAATACGACCACGGACGAAGATGTCCAGGCCGACTACGGAAATGATCTCGTTGAGCTTGGAATGGCGATGGATTCGATCAAGGACAAGTCAGTCGCTGAGTTCGGAGAGCAGATTCTCGTCTTTGACCGAACTCCGCTCTGATTGCAGGCGACAGCTTAGAATTCGTCCCGAGCGCTTTGCGCTCCATGCTCCTCCCTCCCTGAGCATGCGGCAAGTCAAAACGCGATGAGCTGTTGTGGCCTCGGCATTGTCGAGGCCATTTTTTTCTCCTGCACCTTCTACGTACGCGGCTCGTGCATCGCCTCAGGCCCGGCAAACACCGACTGGTCATCGCGACGCCCGTACCGTACATCTCTCGGGGGACAGAAGTTGCCACGAAGACTCGAAGTTGGACCGCTCCAGTACACCGAGCTGAGTTCGAAATGGCCTTCCGGCTGATGTCGAGCACGGCGATGCCTTAATCAGCAGGCGGCTACAGGAGACCGCATCGTCTCGCGCCTGCCGCGTCGAACCGCTGGACCACTTGGTGCGAAAGCCCGGCCCTGCGAGCGAATGCATTTGCCATCCCCATTTTTAGCGCCCCCAAAGGAGGGAAGGGTTTGCACGACTCCCGCTACTTGGCGCCTGCCCAATCATGCTCAGGCGCATCCGCGCAATTGATGCAAAAGGGAGAAAACGTGTTCAATAGGATCATTCTTTTTGTCGGACTCGTCCTGACGACTGCAGGCAATGCTTACGCGTACTGCTTCAACGACGAATTCCTCACCACCCCTGACCCGGCACTTCGAGAAGCTGAAATATCGACCACATCGTCCTCCGGAAAACTGGAAACCATCACGATTGGCGACAAGCAATTCAAAATCGTACGAGGGGCTGACGGGAACATAATCGGCGCCATGGACTCAGCAGGCAAGACAGTCTTAATCAAGACGTCCGCTGCCGCCCCAACACGTGGGACGCAGAAACCTCCCACGACTAACGCTCTCGAACCCTGCCAAATGGGCGGCGACTCGTTTGTTCTAGATGTTGCTGAGTTGCCAAAGGTGGAGATCACCCGAGAGCGGGTTGACGATTCGATTTTGTGGCGAGACATTGTGCAACCTGCAATGCCCTATGTCGAAGTCTTCACGCCACCCGATCCCGATCGCGTGAAGGCATGCCAGCGCGGCCTAGACGCTTGCATGGCAAAGGCCGGCGAAAAGCTACCCCTTATTTTCGGAGCGTGCACCAAAGCCGTTGACCAGATGAAGATTCAAAAGCCGGGTTGGGGAATGATCATCTTCGCCGCCGCGATGAGCGCATGTGCCGCCGCAGCCGAATATTTCGAGAACAGAAATAAAGATGCTTGCATCGGTGACTATGCATCCTGCGTAGCGAACGGGTAATCACTTCAGCGGGCCCACGGGCGCACAAATATATGGACCAACGCGAATGAAGCAAGTAGCCGCCACGATTACAGTAGTCAGTATTGTTGTCGTTTCCGTATGCGCTGCGTGGTGGAACGGGAATGCGGGTGAGTCAGCAGATAGAGTCAAGCTCGCTCACAGGACGGATGACTCAGGCGTTGGGAACCCGTCATTAGATGTCGGCGCAGATCGCACCGCGCAAAATGCGACCGCTTCTGCCGCCACAACGTTGGGCCCGCAAGTACAGGAATCCAGGCCGATCGAACCCGAGCCCCCATACGCACCCATAATCCAATCGATACTGGACAGTCAAGATGGCAAACGCGCCCTATATGCCGTTCAGAAGCTTGACTGGTGTGACAGTATTGATTCGGTTGCGCGCATTGCTTTCGATCGGAAGGACACAGTGACGGAGGCTAGGCTTAGAGCGGGTTACGCACAAGCCGCCGCCCACTTCCAAGACGAACAACGTGCATGTCAAGGTGTTACCCCACAACTGAAAGCCAACCGAACTCAACTTCTTAAACTTGCCGTTCTTGAGAACACACCAGGCGCCGGATATAAGTACTTGGCGACTGGCAAGGAAGGGGAGAACAACGATCCCGAGACCTGGCGCATCGCGCTCTCGAATGCCATTTCTGACGCGAGGTCCGGTCATTTGTTATCGATTCAGCTCCTAGCACTCGAAGGGGGGAACTACAAGCTCTCCAAAGAGGACCAGTGGATCTATTCGTTAGCAGCAGGAAAAATCCAGCGAGGCGAACAAAGTCTCGGCTCAGAAATGGCCGACGACCTAATCAGGCAGGGGTTTTCGATCAACGCTCCACCATCCGGCACGCCCTCGGAGGTCGTTAAGAGGGTTGAAACGGAGGCTCAAAGGATTGTGGATCTATATCGCTCTCAACAGTCCAATCATCCATAAGGCGAGATATAGCCACCAAGCCAGAACCCAATGAGCTTGTTGAGGCGTCCACAAATCGAGATCAGTTCTTTTCGCTCCGGCCCGCTCTCTGTACACATTTCGTGTAGGTCCAAGCGTCAAGCAGCGAAGCTAAACTTTCGCGCTCGACGGAGGTTCAATGCGAGCGAGGGTTTACAGCTATCTCAGATTCAGCGACGCCAAGCAGGCCACAGGCGCCAGCAGCGACCGCCAACGCGCTTACGCTCAGGAGTGGGCAAAGCAGAATGGCCTCACCCTGGACGAATCGCTCAGCATGAGGGATGAAGGGCTATCCGCCTACCATCAGAAGCACGTCAAGCGGGGAGCATTGGGCGCTTTCCTGAAAGCCGTTGAGGACGAAAAGGTGCCCATCGGGTCCGTGCTGGTCGTGGAGGGTCTAGACCGGCTCTCGCGTGCCGAGCCGATGGTGGCGCAGGGCCAACTAGCCCAGATCATCACTGCGGGCATCACGGTGGTCACGGCGGGTGACAACAAGCAGTACAGCCGAGAGAGCCTGAAGGCGAATCCCATGGATTTGGTCTACAGCCTTCTAGTGATGATTCGCGCTCACGAAGAGAGCGCCACCAAGAGCAAGCGGGTGCGCGACGCCATCCGACGGATGTGCCGCGGCTGGGCAGAGGGCACGTACCGGGGACTCATTCGCTATGGACAGACCCCCGGCTGGCTACGGGTGCAGGACGGCAAATGGGAACTGATTCCCGAACGAGCCGAGGCCTACCGCTACGCAATTGAGCGCTTCCGTTCCGGTGTCGGACTAGGACCAATCATTCAAGAATTACAGGTACGCGGCTTGGAGCTTGGAACCTCCGAAGCCCGGTCCGGGCAGATGTCACGACTACTCTCCCATCCGGCACTGAAGGGGGAGAAGCACCTGGATCTCGACGGCGAGACGTTTGTGCTGGAGGGCTACTACCCAGCAGTCGTACCCAAGAGCGAATGGGATGAGCTTCAGGTCCTCGTTGGTCAGCGATCACGAAAAAGGATTCGACGCTCCATCCCGGCTATCCTCACCGGGGCCGGCGTGACCATTTGCGGTTATTGCGGAGCGTCGAAGAAGACGCAGACCATGACTGCAAGAATGAAGGCTGACGGCAGTGTGCCGGATGGCAACCGCCGTCTGCAGTGCTGTAGCGACAATGGCGCAATCAAGTGCCCTGTTCGTAGTTCGTGCTCCGCTGCGCCCATTGAGCGCGCCTTGATGAACTTTTGTTCGGACATGCTCAATCTTCAATCACTGTATTCCGGAGACGCAACGGCCGCTCCGAGAGCTGCCGTCATCGCTGCAAGGGAAAAGCTCAAGAAGATCGACAGCCAGTTGGACCGCTTGACGCAGGCCATGCTTGACGATGAAGGCAGCGCACCGGCTGTCTTCGTGCGCCGAGCAAAGGAAATGGAGGAACAGCGCGGCCATCTTGAGCACGAACTGCAGACAGCGGAGCGCGCTCTGGCCGACGCAGCGCGCGTGGACATCACAGGCTCCGAGGACCGGTGGCGAGAACTTGCTGCCGGCGTCGAAACGCTCGATACAGAGTCGAGACTGAGAGCGCGGCAACTCATCGCCGACACATTCGACCAGATCGTGGTCTACCGGATCGGCATCGATCCGCAAACCACGCCTGCGGGCACCATGGACGTGCTACTCCGGGCAAAGGGCGGGAAAGCCCGACTGCTCCGAATCGACAAGAAGGGCGGATGGGTGGCAGGCGCCGAGTTCGCCGCCCTGCCCGCCTGACGCTCACCCCTTGCGCTGTTCCTCCACCGGGTGTGGCGCTCGCGGGTTGCTGCTGCCGAAGTAGTAGCCCAGCACCAGCCCCAGGCCCATATCCAGGGTCCCCAGCGTCCGCATGATGATCTCCCGCATTTCCGCGGGAACCACATGCGCGAGCAGCCACGCCTGAACCACGAACCATCCCGCGACGATGGCACCCGCAAGCAGACGCGGCGTCAAGCTGTCGCCCGTTGCCGCCTCCCGCTTGCGGGCATCCGCTCGGTCTTGTGTGGCCGCCAGGGTCAAGGCCTGATGGTTGCTGAAACCCAGCTCGCGCATGCGCAACTGGAACCCCTGCTCCGCCTCCCGCAGCTTCGCCAGCTGGGTTTCAGAGGCTCGCGCGATCGCTTCGGTCACATGCGCCGCGGTCTCGCCCGGCGCCTCCAGCGCCTCGGCTGCCGTGCGCAGCGCCTGCATCGCCAGGCCACCCGGTCCAGCCGCAGCGGCCGCGATCCACGGAGCGACCTTCCCCAGCAGCTTCTGCAGCTCGCTCATCGCATCACCTCCTTCAGTGCCATCAACAGCAGCGCGAGCAGCCAGCCGGGCACCGCCGTGGCCAGCACGTCGGCCAGTTCGACGCCGTGCATCCCCGGCTGGATCTTGTTGTCTTGGTAGTCTGCCACCTCCTTGGTGAAGCCGGCTACGGTGGACGCGATCAGCGCTCCCGAAGCGGCGCCGATCAGGTCTGGAGCCTCCCCAGCGACCACGGGGGCCACCGTGGCCAACGCCATGCCCGTCAGGCCGGCCAGAAGGCCCGCCAGGGCGTGTTTCAGCTTGTCCTGTTGAACGATCATGGTCAGACCTCCTGAATGCCCAGCAGCGCTCCAGCAGGGCCAATGGTGATGACACGATTAACGGGCGCGGCCGGAATGCGGGTGGACGTATGCACCCATGCGGTTCGGCCGGGCTTCTCGTAGATCAGTTGCCCGACGCCCAGACCACGCACCAGCGGCGCCAGGGCCTTCGCAACCTCGTAGGGGGTCCCGAACGCGGGCGCCGACCAATCAGCGGCCATGGCCTTGATGTGGTCGCTGGTCGCGCTACTGCCCACGGCGCGATTCAGTTCGAAGCTGCGATAGCCGCTACTGACCAGCACGGGCACGTCGCACCCCTTCATCGCGGACAGCTCGGCGCGGATGCGCTCCAACATCTGCGCAGTGCGCCTCGCTTCCTCCAGCAGCACTGCGGGCAGAACATTCTGAATGCCGCGCTCCGCGGCCGTAGAGCTGGCCGTGAACTCGGCCAGGGTGAAGTGCTCGGACAGCTTCATCGTCCGCTCCTTTCGTTGGGATGGCAGTGGCCGCGGCAGCCGCTGCTCGCGATCACCTCTGGACTGACTGATCGCATGCGCAGCTCGTGCTCGCGCTCTTCGCGCCGGTCCTGCCGGCGCCGGAAATAGAGGTTGATGACCAGGCCCAGGACTGCCACCAGCGCACCGGCAAGGGCCGCGGCTTCACTGGAGAACACGACGCCGAGCCCAGAACTCGCTGCGCCGCCGTAGGTGGCCTTACTCGCCGACGCCGCGAGGGCCGCGTCGGCTGCTTGCGTTTTCACGCTCATGGATCTCTCCAAGGGAACAAAAGAAAGCCCGCCGCGGCTCTTGGCCAGGGCGGGCTGAAATGGAGAGAGGGAGAGAGACTTGAGGCTCAGCTTTCCGAACTGGTATCCATCGGCTGGCGAGGCCGCCCCTGCTCATGTTGCGCGTGCTGGCGCTGCAGTTGCTCCCCGGCCTGTCGTTGCACCTCGTGCAGGACTGCGGCGCAGTGCTCGTAGGGCAGTTTCGCGGCGCCAGCGAGGAGCAGATTCACGCCGCTCAGTGCAAGCGTGATCGTGATGATCGGTTCGTTGTTCGGTGCCATGGTCTCAGTTGCCGCTGGGCTGTTGGATCGCCGCCTGAGCAGCAGTCGCCGCGGCAGCTCGTTCATCGCGCGCCTGCGCGCCGATCATGTAGAGGGAATGCAACGCCGCGCGCAGCTGCAGATGCGTCATGGTCTCGCCCGTCAGTTCCCCCGATTCGGGATCGCGCAGCGCGATCACGCCGGCCGGATCGAAGGCGACCGAGACAGTCTCGAAGTCAAACACCTGTGTCAGGCCGATGACCTTGCCGTCCGCAGTGATCACATCCTGTTCGGTGAAATCGATGCGTGGCTCGCCGCCGCCTGGAAGTGGGTTATGGATGACGCCGCTGAAGGCCCGGCGCCACGAAATGGCGCTGGTCTGGTTCTCGCGATAGTTGGGCATAGCCTCTCTCCTTTGTCTCTCTTACGCCTCTCTGAAGGCGGAAAATTCGACGGTGCCGGAACACACGATGTTGTTGCCGACCGCGTCGCTGCTGATATCGAATCGAAGGGTTCCGGAGCGACCTGCGGTCGCCCCCTGCTGGGACGTTGCGTAGCCCCACCCTTGCACACCGCCGAGCGGGAGCCACGTGTTCATCGCGGAGCCGTTGTTCGGACTTTGCCCGCTGACGACGGTCGCACGTACCCAATGCTCCGCACCAATGCCGGAGACCGGCGCGTCGTACCAGACCGTGTTGGGCCCACTCTCGTTGCCGGAGAACGAGACATAGCCGTCGCTGTCGATGCTGCAGCTACAGGCCGATGCGCCGATCATCCCGATGAAGTAATCGGCCGCACGACCGCTGAAGTTGGTGGGTTGGCTCGCTGCGGACTGTCGCCAGCCCGTGCCGTCGTGCACATACACGGCGCGAGCCTTCCTCCACGCAGCGCCGTCATGGACCCACAGGGCACGAGCACGTCGCCACGCCGCGCCATCGTTGAAGTGCAGCGCGCGTCCCATTAGTACATCACCCAGATGTCGCCCTGGGCGCCGCCGGACGGCGTGCCGGTGGACACAGTGATTCGGCCCAGGCCATTTCCGGCGCGGTTCACGTCGTTGCCGAAGATCCGCCCCGATACGCCGAGCGTCCCGTCGTTGAACAGTCCCATGCGCTGGGCGCTGTTCTTGTACCAAAAGAAGCGATCGGAGTAGCGCCCCACCGTCCAGCCGCCATCCCTCGCCTCGTTGGACGCACGGAAGTGGATAGAGATCTCCTGGGCGTCACCGGCCGTCCCGAACAGCTGGAGCATGCCGTATGAGCCAGCCGGTGACGTATACGCCATCACACCGCCTTGACTGACGTCGAGGGTCGCATCAGCGCTCCGCATCCGGAGTCCGTAGTAGCCGGCCAAGTGCACCCCGTTGCCCCCGTTTCCGAAGAGGTTGGCGACATACCCCACGCCGTACCACGGTGCCGTGCCACTGATCGAGTCCGCTGGACTCGCATTGGCCACGGTGTAGCGGTTGGCCACCACGGCGTTCCCGTTCGACACCGTCAGCGCGCCCGACAGATTCATGTTGCCGCCAACGTCGATGGCCGCGACTTGGGCTCCACTGCCGTTGCCCACTACGACCCCTGAGCCCGAGTGCCAGTTGAGGAACACGCCCCGGTTCACACCAGGGTCCAGATGCAGAGTTCCGTTGGTCGCCACAACACTCGCCAGCTTGTCGGTACGGGTGAGGCCATTGACTCCATCGCCGCCGACGACGAGCACCCCGCCCCACGTCCCGTTCGGGTTGAACGACAGTCTTCCGTTCTGAGCGACGTTGAAAGTCGCGGCCGACACGATGGGGCTTCCACCGTTTCGGTCAATCACGTTCCACCAGCCGTTCTCGGTCGAGTTCAGGACATGCAGGTTGCCGCGGAAATAGCTCGGCCCCTGCACCTCAATCTGTCCGGGAAAGGTTGGCGACTGCAGGGGTGCATAGTTCGCAGGGGCGAAGTTGCCGGCGTGCCAAACCACCTTTCCGCCCGCGGCATAGAGCCCACCAGCGGCATAGAAGTCGCCGTTCTGGCGGAAGGTGAACTTTGAACCCGCCGCGGTGGGCGTCCCGAAGTGGATGCCGATGGAGTCATCCCCGCCCCATCCAGCGCTACCCTGGAAGTAGCTAAGGCCGTATGCATCGGCGTTCCCGAAACGCCAGATGGGATTGCGCTGGTCCACGACGTAGGCAGTGCTCACAAAGCCCGCGCCACCTGCAGCTTGCACGACGCCATTAACCGTCAACGCACCGCGCAGCGTTCCGCCTGCAATTGGCAGGTAGTCCGCGGGGTTGAAGTTTCCCGCGTGCCAAACGGCATTCCCGGCCACCGCCAGGATCACGGATGCCCAGTTGGCCCGGTCCGCGGCGGGGTCAGTGGCTGAGCTGCCCGCAGACCTGCGGCGGTACAGCATGCGGTCCGACGGCGAGTAGACGACGGCGTCGGCCGGATAGACCGCCGGAGCGCTCCACGCCGCAGCGCCAGCGTAGGCGGCAGCCAGTTCCGCGCTCGTTTGGGCCGCAGCCCGATCAGCACGCGTTGCCGCGCGATCAGTTGCCGTTGCAACCGCATCGGCGTCAGCCCGAGCAACGCTGGCATCCACCTGGTCGAAGGCGGTGTTGAGCTCTTTGACCATCACGGTCAGCGACGCAACATGCTTGTCCGCCGCGAGCACGAACGCCTCGGGCGACTGCTGCCGATTCGGAGCAGGCGGCAGGGAAGTAATGTCGTAGATCGGCATTAGATGAGCCCCTCGATTTCAAGGGAGCAGTCGGACCATTTCGGCCCGGAGATCACGATGTCCACGTCCTTGTAGTAGCCGTAGACGATGGAGGCGTCGTAGAGCGCCGTCGCCACCCAAACGAGCGGGACGGCACGGTATTGCGCGAGCAGACGGAAGACACGATCAACGTCACCAGCCCGAATGCGGATCGGCGCGCGCAGCTTCTTGCTGTAGGGGCGCTGCACCACGCGCCACTCGCCGAAGCTGTCGCGCTCCTTCACGCTGTAGTCGGTGATCCCGAGGCTGAGACCGAACTTGGTATCGCCCAGCTCGTGTTGCTGACCCAGAGCGACCACGCCCACGCTGGCATCGCCCTCACTGTTCATGATCTCGATTTGCACCTGCGCGTCGTTGTAGGGCGGCAAGTCAAACAACACCAGATCGCGACGCCGCAGGATCGGCTCGAAGTAGTACGCATACCAGTCGCTGATGCCGCTCGCACTGACCAGATCGACGGTGCGGTCGTACACCAGCCCATCAACCTTGTCGGTCACACGGACGCGAACCTTGGTCGCCTCCATGTCCATCACGGCAACGGCGTTCACGCGACCTTCGCCCTGAATCGTGATGTCGATCAGCGCAGGCATCGAGGTCGTGGTCCCCACTGCCGCGTCAAACGCGGCCCAGCGATTCGTGGCGCCAACGTCTACCCACGCAGTCGGGCTCGCGGCCGGCGCCTTGCCAGTGTTCCCATCGGTGAGGCTTTCGTATCGCCGATGGGTTGCAGCCACCACCACTCGGTCACCCTTCTTGTAGGTGGTGGCTGCCGCCCAGGCGGGATGATCGGTCTCGGGCACGTTGCTGCGAAGCAGCGCCGCATCCGTCACCTTCATAGGTCGGATCACTTTCATGGCTCGAAGAAGAAGCCCGGCCGAAGCCGGGCGGTTGTACGTCAGGCCGCCGCTTCCCGCGTGACCAGCGCATCCCCCGCGGGGGACACGCGCTCAAGCACCTTGGCCGCACGCTGCGTGCTGGAGGCGATGGCGAACTGCGAGGCTTCCTGCTCGGCTCTGAACTGCTCCACCTCGGACCGCAGCTTGCGAACCTCCTGCAGCAGCTCGTCATTCGGCGAGGCTGCGGCCGAAGCACCGCCTGCGATCAGGGACGCGTCATAGCCCGCCGCGCCGCCAGCCATGACGGCGGCGGAGACCACTCCCTGCTGCTTCTGCCGAGCACGGACTTCCGTCAGCGTCGCCTCCAGGCTGGCCATCGTGGCCGCCTGCAGGCGACGCAGCTCGACAGAGCTGCTCGCATTTGCCGCCGCGGCCTCCAGCAGCGAACCGCTCAGCTGCGGCAGCCGGGCCGCCGCCTCCTGATCGCCGGCACGAGCTGCCGCAGTGTCGATTGCGAACTGCGCCTGCAAGGTGCTCAGGCTGGAGTCCGGGCTATCCGAGAGCAGTCCGCGGATGCGGTTGATCTCTTCTTCAATCCCGTCGCCCAATCGCTCCCATGCCTCGCTCGCGCGCGTCACAGCCTCCGCCGCGGCCTCCGCTGCCACCTTCTCGTCCTGAATGGCCCAGATGCGTTCCTGCAGAGGCCGCAGGCTGGCGTCCATCTTCGCTAGCTCGGCCGCTCGGATCTCCGCAGTGGTCCCCGTCAGTTGGAGCAGCTGCGACTGCAAGCCTTCGCGCTGGCTGGCCAGCTGCTGCTGAGCCTGTGCCGCAGCCTGGGCAGCCGCCTGCTCATCCTGCAGGGCGTAGATGCGCTCCTGCAGGGGACGCAGGCTCGCATCGAGCTTTTCCAGCTCGCGGCGGCGCAGCTCGGCGGTATTGCCCTGAAGCTGCAGCAGTTGTCCCTCCAGGCTCTCGCGCTGGCTGGCCAGCTGCTGCTGCGACTGAGCTGCGGCCTGGGCCGCCGCCTGCTCGTCCTGCAAGGCCCAGATGCGCTCCTGCAAGGGGCGCAGGCTCGCATCCATGCCTGTCAATTCACGGCGCCTCAGCTCAGCGGTATTCCCCTGCAGCTGCAGCAGCTCGTTCTCGAGCTGCAGGCGATCAGCGACGAGCTGGCTGGACGACTCGGCCGCGCCGGCCAGCACCTCCTGCAGCGCGGCGAAGCTGCCGGACAGCGTGATGACGCGGCCGAACAACTCCTGGCCCGCGGCGGTGCTGGTGTCGATCCCCTGCACGAGCCGCCGAAAGCCGTCGATGGACGATGGCATCGACAGGCCCAGTGCAGAGAACTTCTCTGACAGCCGCCGCGACATCTCCGATGTGCGCTCGCCTTCCGTCAGGAACTTGTCGAAGTAGACCTGAAGACCGTCGCTGAGGGCGTCAACGCCCCCAGCGCCGCGGATCATCTCCGCGCCCAGGGACCGCACATCGACACCAACGGCACGCAGCCCATCCCGCATTCCGGCCAGGCTCCCCCACAGAGTCGCCAGTTCGTCCGCCGAGCCGCTGAACGCCTCCACGATGTCCCCGACGCCTGTGGTCAGCCCGTAGCGCGCATGCTCCCAGGCCAGCAGGCTCTCCCTGATAACCTCGGTGCCAACATCGCCCTGCTTGTTCACGACGTTCGTGTATGCGACGGCGGACACGCCCAATCGGTCCAGAACAGACCGCGCCGACTCAACGCCGGAGGCGACCCGAACAACGGTCTCGAAGTAACCCTCCCCGACCTTCTGGAAGTCTCGGAGGCCGGGTAGAGCAGCGCCTGCGATGTTGTCGGCAGCGGCGCCGAAGACGGCCGTGAGCTTCTCCTGGATCTGCTGTCCGGTCAGCCCCTTCAGGTCAATCTTGCCGATGCTGACCACGAACGACGACAGGCGCTTGCGCACCTCATCGAGGTTGGCACCCAAGGGCTGAGCAGCCAGCTCGATGCCGTTATAGAACTGCTGGAACATCAGGCCGAACTGCTGCTGCAACAGCGGATCTGCCGCTGAGAACCGCGTGCTCGAACTACTGCTGTAGGTGAAGCCCAAAGCCTTGCGCTTCTTCTTGACGTCGATGTAGTTCTGTAGATTCGCGCCATCGGTCACGATGCTCCCAAAGGTCTGATTGCCCATGTAGAGACCCGTGCCATTCACCGTGGTTTTCGACCCGAACAGTGAACCCAACACTTTGCCGACGACCGGCAGCTTGCTTGCCAAGCTAACGGCCACTCCGATTGCGCCACCCAGGACTCCCGCGAGCGCCGGGTTTGAAATGGAACCGGGTAGCTTCGTCCCTTCCTGCACGCCAAAGTTTGCGCCCGTGGTCAGATTTCCATCGCGCACGATCAGCCCGGACAGGCCGCTGATGCCGCTTGCAATCGTGTTGAGTGCGGAGAGCATGCCCTGGCTGTAGCGCAGCGACACGTCGCTGTTCTTGGCCAAATGCTCGATGGCGTTCGTGATGCTCGCGCTCTTGGCTGAACTGTCCCCCAGCACCGTGCCGGTCCCGGTGTTGCCTGGGTCCGCCTTCGATCCCCCGCCGATGCCACCGACGAGGAACCCAAGCGCAGCCATGATGGCGGCCATGGCCGCCATGCGCGGAATGGCCGAATACGGATCTCCCATCGCCTGATTGGCGACGCCTGCGACGGCCGCTGCCTGACCTGCGGCGGTATTCGCTGCCACCTGCTGCGCGGCCGACGCAACGCTCGACTGCGCGGCGAGCTGATCGCCCGTGACCTTGGCAGCGGTCACGGTGGTCACCTCCAGCAGCCGCTGCGCCATGGACTTCACCGACATCGCCAGCTCGAAGGCACGGAACACTTGCTCCGCTTTCTGTAGCGCGGAGTACCCCTTCGTCCCCTCCTTGAAGAAGCCCTTCGCTGCGCCGGCGATGTTCCCGTAGGCATTGAGCTGCTGGGTAGTGCCCTTGTCGGTGATCTGCTGCTGAACCTTGGCGAACTTGGCCCAGTCCCTTCCGTTGGCCTTCAGGTTGTCGCGCATCGCCTGCGCCTGCGCCTGCTGCACGTCCACCAGCCCGCGCACGCCCGCGACGAACTGCCCCAGGCTTTGGCTCGCCTTGTCGAAGCCCGCGGCCAGATCCACGCCGATGTCCTTGCCGAGATACTGCTTCAGCGACTCAGCGGCCTCCTTCCCTTGCTCTCGCAGCTCTTTCGCTCCTGCGAGCTTGGCCAGCTTCTGGCGGGCTGCAATCTCCGCGTTGATCGCATCGAGCCGCTCCTGCTCGCCGCTGCTGCGCGCGACCATCGCCGCCTCTTGCAAACGCGCGATCTGCACTTGCTCGACCGCTTCGGCCAGCGTGATGTTGGCGCGCGCCGCAAGCGCCACCCCTGCCTCCTCCAGTTGCAAGGCCACGAGACGCTCGGCCGCCTGCTTCGCATCCTGCTCGGCGGCCTTGACCATCGCCACGTAGGTTTTCTCGACCTCCTCACGCGCAGCCTGCGCGGCCTTCTGCTCCGCCTCCATGCTCGCCTTGATGGCGGGCTGCTGCTCCAGCAGCAGGCGCTGCGCCTGCTCCAGCTGCAGGGCACTGATGCGACTGGCGCGATACGCCGCACTCAGGCTGTCCCACTTCTCGGCGAAGTCCGCCGCGAGCCCGCTGCCCTGAGCGGTGAGATCGCCATAGAGCTTCGTCCCCGCCTTCACCATGTCCGCAGCGGCCTTGTTGACCGGTTCCGCGAACTTCTTGCGAATGGCCGTCTCCACTTCGGGCGGGACCACTCCATTGAAGTCAGCCCGTGCCTTCTTCAGCTCTTGTTGAAGTTGCACGGCCTTGTCGCCGAGCTGCGCCAGCCACTTCGTCCGCTTGTCTCCCTGCTCACGCTCCTGAGCCATGGCCTGCTGCCGCGCCTTCTCCTCCGCCAAGGCTTTCATCTGCCCGAGGTGCAGGTTGAGCGCGTACTTCTCGTTTTCGAGATCGAGCGTGGACGCGTTCCAGCCGCGCCGCTTCGCCAGCTCGTCCTCGATCTCAACCAAACGCGATCGCGCCGCCGCAATCGAGCGCACGTCCTCGTCCGAGCCGCCAGCGAGCGCCCTCTGGCCGGAGTTGCTCAGTGAGTTCCGCTCGCGCAGCAGGTCCACTTCGCGCTCCAGGCGCTTCACGGATTCCTCCAGTTTCCCGCCAAGCGTGTCGGCTGCGTCCGCTGCCTGCTTGCTCGAATTGCCCCACATCGCCCATGCCGCAGCGCCCGCGCCGAGCAGTGTGAGGATGATTCCCAGCGGCCCGCCCAGCAGGCCAAGCGCGCCAGTCGCAAGCGATGCCGCCATGCCGCCCGCGGACGTGACGGCATTCAGCCCGGCCTGCGCGGCCGCACGAGCCGTCTGCGCCTGCATCAGCCGCACCTCGGCAGCAGCGAGCGCTGTAGCGCTTCCGACTCCGAGATTCATGGCTTGAGCGGCGCCGAGCTGGGCCATCGCTTGAGCCACAGCCGCCTCGGTCTGAAGTACCGTCGCCCGGGCCAACTCGATGGTGACTGCACGATCCGCGATCTTGGCGACCATAGAGCTGCCCAGCGACTGCAGCATCTTGCCCGCCATCACGCCCGCGACGGCGCCGCCCGCGACCACAAGCACGTCGAGATTCGCGCCCAGGGCGCCGATGGCGTCGGCTACCAATCGACTCGCACCCGTCACCTTGTCGAAGTCACCGACGATGCGCAGCGCGTCGTTGCGCAGCAACGTGGTCGCCTGCCCGATCGTCAGCGGCAGCTTGGAGGTGGACTGGGTCAATTCCTCGCTCGCCTGCACGACCGCTGCAAAGAATTCCTTGCTCGACACCTTGCCCTCGGACACCAACTCCTTGAGCTTGGACACGCTGCCACCGGCTCCGTCGATATGCTTCGCCGCAGCCGCCAGAAGCGGTCGCGCACCGTCCAGGATGCTATTGAATTCCTCGGCCTGCAGGTTCGTGCCGCCAATGGCTTGGCCGAGCTGCAAAAGCGCACCGGCGGACTCCTTCGCGCTGGTGCCCTGCAGCAAGAGCGAAGCAGCCACCGCCTCAGTGAACTTCGCGACATCCTTCTGGCTCGCGCCCAGATCAGACGCGACGCTGGCTGTCTTCGTGTACAGGCCGCCGACCTCGGCCAGTCCCGCTCGCTGGTCGTCAGCAATCTGCGCGATGTCCTTCTGCGCCTGCGCGTACTCGCGCGAACTGCTTGTGACCAGCTTCAGCCGGCCCTCCATGCCAGCCAGCTCGTCCGCCATGCCGGAGAGCACCGATGTGACCTGACCGAGCCCCACACCGCCCAGCACGGCTCCCGTGACGGTGCCCACCTTGCCCACCGCGGACGCGAGGCGGTCCGTCGCCTCGATGGCTCGCGCCGCCTCGCCAACGTGCGTCGCTCCGAATCGCGTGCTAGCCAGACGCAGCGCATCCAGCTCACGCGACACGCTCGCCGAGTGGGAGCCGAACATGCGTTCAACGCCCGTGAGCTGCGCCTGCAGGCCCGACGGGTCAACGGCCAATCGGTACTTGATCTCGGACACCGTTTGCCCTCCTAGGTATTCGCGGCTTCCCGCTTCTGACGCCAGCCCTGAAGCCAGCCGCGCTCAAGGCACTGGATCTCGGCGAATCGCTCAGTGCGCTCCCGCGCCTTGATCCCGCGAACCCGCAGCAGCGCCTCAACGCTCGGATACGACAAGCCAACTGGGCCGGCCATGCCGACTACCCATTGGGTCTGCAGGGCCAGGAACAGCTCGAAGGCATCGAGGCAATCGGGCCATAGGTGCCACTCGCGCTCCCGCGCCGCGGCGTCGTCCTCCTCCAGCACGAGTCCGAAGGCTGCGAGCGCATCCGCGACCGCGCCTTTCTGCTCCTCCACCTCTCCGCCCAGCTGCAGCTCACCGCGAGCCAGCAGCCGGCCGGTCTCGGTCAGTTTTTTTCCTTCGCCCCGAACTCCTTCAGGTAGGACTGGTACGCCGCGAACGCGGCGCCGGGGAAGTTGAAGAGCGCCGCCAGCGCGTCAGCACAGAACTCGGCCGGCTTGCCGGTGCTTTCTTCCAGCACCAGCGTCTGACCGGACCATCCCTTGGTCACGTCCGTCATGAAGTCCTTGACGGTCTGGCTGTCGTCCTTGACGCGCTCCGAAACCTCGGCCTGGTTGAGCCGGTCGCACTGCAGCGAGAACTTGAATGTGGCCGCCTTGTCACCGTCATTGACGACGAGGCGAACCGGAACGTTGACGATGGGGGCGACGGCGAACTTGTAGGACATGGATGCTCCTGAGGATCTGAAACGACAGCGGCCCCGGACTGATCGCCGGGGCCGCGCAGCTGGGCGCCTTCGCGCTCGATGTGTTTGGGGTAGCCGCCCAAAGGCAGCGGTGTGGGTTACAGCAGGACCAGACGCAACTCGTCGTTGCCACTCTTCGGCACGAAGCGAAGGTCATAGCTGGCCATCGCTCGACCGTTGTAGTCCTCGTAGCTCGGGCTCAGCCGCTGAACCGCGGGCCCGAACAGC